TGTCTTCGACAATGCGAATCTGGAAGTTGCGGTATTCGTTCGCAGCAACAACTGCATCACCCAACGTGGCCTGTCCAGTGAGCGTACCTGCCGCCGTCGCGGTTGCCGTCAGAGCGTAACGAGACACAACTCCAGTGTCATAGTTGTACGCGCCTTTGATCATCCCATCTCCGGGAGAATTGTCAAAAGGAACGTATTGCTCGTCCAGCACCATCAGACTAGAATCAGTACCAATAGTTGCAGGAAGGTTGGTTTGCGTCATTGACGCAAGGGTGTTGGTCGCAACTTCAAACGACCGCCAAGACGTTGCAGCAAGAGTGCCCGCAGACAGCATCGCCACCCGGCCCGCCACAATCTCATAGCGCGCACCGGTCGTAGGGGTAAACCCGAAACTTGACAGCACAGTGAGGGTCGGCGTAGTGCCCGCCGTATTACCAGTGATGTATCGCTCTGCCGTCTTGCCTGAGCCGCCTGCTGCGTTGTCAATGATGCGCAGCTTGTACCCGTACTCGCCAGAACCACCACGGTTGGCAAGCATATTCACGCCCACAGCAGTCGGCAGGGCGGTTGTCAGCGTCACAGAAGTTGTCGTAGAACCCGCAGCAATCGTGCCCACAAGACCGAACGATGGAACGAACGCACATGCAGCACCCGCACCAAACGTACCACCAAGACCGGGGTTCACCGCAAACGCTGAACCCTTTGTGATGATGTTGAAGCGATTCAAAATTGCCGCAGACACCAACTGATACACAAACGGGTTGCGCGAGATGTCGTTACGCAGATCACTGCATACCGCTGCCGCTGCCGCATGGGCGTTGGGCATAGGCGGAACTTGCCGCCACACTAGCGTGTCAATGACCTTCTTGAACGTGTTTGCCATTTAGGTAATCCTTGCGCGTACGCACTGCGCCCATGCTACGCGGTTTTGATCCAGGATCTGCATACGCCCGTTGTAACCGTCGATGTTGCTCAAGGTTGTGACAGTACCTACCGTGGTGACCGTGGTGACCGTGGTGACCGTGGTGACCGTGCCAGATTCAACAACCACCGTGCCGCGCTGGCGCTGCAAACTCTTGTCATACCCCATCGGGGCGTTCAAGTAGTTCAGCATCCGGGTCAGCAACAGCACCATGTCTTGGCGAGTTTCCTCCGCCGTAACATCGGAGGTGGGCAGTGGGGTGGTTGCGCTTACTCCAACAAGGTTACCACCAGAGTTGAAGCCCACATAATCCGCAGAGCCCGGAACTGCTGCACCCGTAGCGCTTGCGGCGGCATTTCCCGCTGATGCGCTTGTAACCGCCCCGACCGGCGTGTAAAGGGTCCAGGCCGGTATCTCATAGGCACTGGGCGTACCTGATCCGGTGTCTCGGTAAACAAAAAGTTGCCCCGTGGAGTCAACAAAAACGGTGTCCGAAAGAACACCGCCACCGCCTCCACCACCGCCGCCCGTCGTGGGCAACGGGTTAAGCGCAGTGATCGGGTCGCCGTTCTCGTCGAGAAGTTCGGTGCGAAAATCGACGATGCCAGTCACTTACAACCCCTTGGCAAACGCCTCAATCTTGGCAGTAAGCGCGGCGCGTTCGGCCTGAGCCGCATCAAATTCCGCCTTGGCTTCAGACTGCATCTTTGCCAACTCATTTGCCCGAGCCTGAGCCGCTTTCTCGGCAGCAGACGCAGCGGCTGTTTGAGCTTTCAGCGCAGCGGTAGCCGACTTGGCATCTGCCAGTTCCTTCTGTGCCTCTGCCATCAACTTTGCAGCCTGTTCCTGCGCGTCAGCAAGCGCCTTGTCGGCCTTGTCCATTGTCACCTTGGCAGCGGCCTTGGCATCTGCCTTGATCTTTGTGGCTTCGGCTCGCGCTTCTGCAATCTCTTGCCGAGACTGCTCACGCTCTTCGCCTACTTGCTTGCGAATTGCAACAATCTCACTTACCGGCGCTACGGCTTCAACATACGCCTTGTTTTCAGCAATTGACGCTTGAAGCGCTTTGACCTTTGCCTCGTATACCGCTGGGTTTGAAACAAGCGTCAGCAAATCCAGCAGTTGCGAAGTACCGCTACCACCCGTGATGTCAGTAGAGATCATGACAACCCTCCGCCGCCTGCCTGGATAATGGTCAGACGAGTCGTGCCCGTACCGCTTGCGACACTCAACCGAATGCCACGTACGGGATAAGCGATGTTGGAGTCCTTGGTCGCGGTCTGCGCCGTCAGGGACGGGTGATCCACCCAGTTGGCCGAAGCGGGCGTGAAGTCCTTGGCGAACACATCGTCAAAGGTGTACTGCACCGTGTAGTTCACCGTGCCCGTTACCGTGACGCCAAGCGCGATGTTGAACGGGGAGACGTAGTGGTCGGGGGGAAACACCCCCGACGTACCAGTGCCCGTAATGCTGTAAACGACTGGGCGCATGTGCCTCCCTCAGTGATGGGCTCCTAAAAGCCCGTTGCTGTTAGGCGCTGACAGGCTGCTGAGCGCCGTTGCTGGCCCGCTGAACGTACACCACCGTGACGATGGCTCGCCCCACACCAGCAGCAACACCCACCGCGTACCGCACGAACACCGGGGTGTCAGCGCTGGTAGAGGTCTGCCAAGCCAACTGAGTAGCCGCAGTGGCCGTGCCCGTGAACCGACCGCCAGCAGTCGTTACGACCGCAGCAGACAGTTCCGCGCCGCCAGAAGTGGAGCCCACCGAAATCGTGGAGGTCGAAGACCCACCAGGGACCACAACTTGGTCAACCAGAATGTTGACGATCTGCGAGCCCGCAGGAAGGATGCCAAGTTGGGCATCGACGTTGCCCACACCCGCAGTTACAACGCCCGTGTCGTAAGACTGGGTCAGCATGACAAGACCGGTGTTTTCACCCGCGCCTTCGCGGACGGTGCCCGAGCGGATTGGCCCAGAGAAGGTGGAAAATCCCATGATTCATCCTCAAATCTGCTCTTGCCGTCTCTGAGGAGAAGTCCCCGCCTAGTCGGGTCGGCAAGCGTAAAGGGCTAGGAATGGGGTGTTTATACCTCGTGCGGGCGTGGATGTCAAGCATAAACAAATATGAGCCCTGTGAACTTGCCCTTTGTGATTGGAGTACCGGCAAGCAGAGCCCGCCGCAGCGTGGGCATAGTCATCTGGTAGTGCGCCAGCACAGCGGTCAGGCTGTCAAACAACTGCCCTGAGGTTTGTTCCAAGACCTTCTTGCGCATCTTCTGCTTGGACTCTTCTGTATGGGTCTTGCCCACCCAGTGCATGTGACTGCGCCCTGCTTCAATGTTTGCACGGATCTTGGCGCGGCCTGCTTCTGATACTTTGCGACCAGACCCTTTGGGTTTGCCGCGCTGTGTGTCTCCAATTTTTTGACGAACTTCATCACTGACTGTTTGACCGTAACGGTAGTGTGCTTCTCCTGCGTGTTTTCCACTTCTACCTTGACTAATATTTTGTTTTGCACTGTCGGACAAAACAATTCCTAAACGCGGAGCAGTAGCTAAGGTGTTTACGTTGTAACAGTCAGGTTTGCCAACGCAGTCACGCAACCATCTATCTTCCCAAAACAACTGATCTTCCCCATCCGGTATCTGCTCCACAACCTCAAACACAAACATCTCTTCACCATGCTTGTTCCAAGAGGCTTGAAGATGTGGATTCTTATGCGCGTTGCGTTTTAGATCGTACCTGTGTTGCCACTCTCGGCGGGCAAAACTTTCCGCGCTACCGATGTAGAACTTGCCGTTTGCCATGTTGGTGATGCGATAGATGACAGCCATGATACAAAGCCCAGGAAGTGATCGATGGGGTTAGTGTAGTCTCCTTTGCTTTGTAGCGCAAGAGGTCAAAAAAAGAGCCCCGAAGGGCTCTTTTGTAGGGGGTTTGTACCTAAATTAGGACGAACCGGGGGACCCATAGGCCCCGAGAGGGTCCGAGACCCCGAACGAATACCGCTCTCGCGCCTTGTAACGGGCGTTGCCGGTATCAAAGTCGGCGTCCATCGAAGTTGCCAGAGGCACGCGCACAAAGTGCTTCAAGCCGTTCGGAACGTCGGTGGTCAGGAACCATGCGTTCGTGTCGGTCAAGAAGTGGTTGACGGTGTAGCCCTCGGGGATCGCTCCGTTGTTCTTCAGTGCGTTGATATCGTTGTCGGTGGTCCCAACACGCAGGCTGGTTTCCAACAGACGAGTAGCAACGAACATCAGGTTCGGCGGGATGACCAGCTTGCGAGGCTTGGCAGCGATCAGCAGACCGCGCTCATCGGTCCAACCAGCGATCTGAATGACGGCGGCTTCCAGGGAAGTCTCGTTCAGGTCGGCAGCGGTAGACGGGCGGTTGCTGTTGGTGCCACCGGAGACCAGCGGGTGGGCGGTCGAGAACAGGGCTTGTCCGTCGCCGTAGGTCACGGCGGCATTGAAGCCTTGGTTCAGGATTGCCGCAGCCTTCACCTGCTTCGTGTAGGCCATAGCGCGAGCCAGACCCTTCGTGTAGCGGGCAGAGAGGCTGTCGTACAGATTGTCTTCCATCGCCTCTTCGGTGATGGAGAAACCCATAGCGATGGTCTCGTGGTTGAAACGGGCAGTCCATGCTTCCTGCGCATTGTCATACGCGATGGCTTGGCCTTCGTTCTTCACCGGGGCGGCGCTGAAGCCAGAGAGTTTTGTCTCTTCTTCAAACGAGCGCTCGGAGGTCTCCGTTTCGTAGATCTCCTTGTGCTCTTCGCCGTAAGTCTTGTACTCCAAGCCGAACAGAGCGTTCAAACCCGGCAGGAGTTCCTTCAGTAGTTGGGCACGAGAAATTGCCATGATTCAGACTCCTTATTAGGCCGTGGCGCTGCTGTAGTATCCATGGACCAGCAGGTTCACCTTGACCAGAATTTCCGGGTACTGGGTGAAAACGATGGTCGAGGACGACGGGATGGCGGTCACACCACCGGGCACTGCGATTGCCGCATTGAGCGTCACCGAGGTTGCGCCAGCCGAAGCCGCCGTAGCCACGAAGGACGAGGTCTCAATGATCTGGCCGTTGCTTGCCACGTAGGCCACGCTGGTGCCCACAGGGATCGCCGCAGGCAGACCCGTACCCGTCAGGGTAATGGTCGTACCAGACGAAGAACCCGTAGCGCTCACAGAGGTGGCCGTGTCATCAGCCACACCAACGCAACGAACCGGAAGGATCGTCGTGACAGGGGTAGCGGTAGGGGCCAGAACTGCGTTTGCAGAGTTGCCGGTTGCGGTGCTGCCGGTGTTGTTGATCATCGACAGGTTCGTGCCGACCAGTGCCAGAGCACCAGAGGCAATCGTCGTGCCAGACGAGCAGACAGCAGCGCGGAACACCGTATCGGGATCGTCAACCACGTAAGCCAGCGCATCGCCAGCCAGCGTGGAAGCGGGCCAATACTGGCTGAAACGCTTCTGCTTGGTCACCGGGTCGGTGTACGAGACACCAACAAAAATGCCCGTCACTTGGTTCACGCCAGTGCCGGTTGCAACCGATGCACGGGTGATGAAGCCACGCGACAACACAACGAAGTCACCGTAGAAGATGTCCGTTGCGTAGGCATACTGAATGGGAAGTTCACGGGTTGAGCCCGCGAAAGGCTGACCACCGATCAAATTGATCGGCTTTAGCCCGTAAGGCTTGTCAACAGTGGGGTAAGCCATTTAAGACTCCTTGAATTACGAACCGCGTCCGAACGTCACTTCGCTGCGCCGTTCCTTGAACAGCGGCATACGAGCATCACTCTGACGCATGAAGTTGTTGTCCACCGATTGCATCTGGCCCTCCGCTTGCTTGCGGAAGAAGTCATCACGCTGTTCAGTGAACTCCGTGGGTGTTTTGCAAAGCATGAGCCCGCCGATCTGGATGCTATCGGGGAAGCGGCCCGCGCCGTTTCCTGACACATACGCCTCGGGGTGATCGCTGGCCTTGACTGGCTCCCAGCCCTCTTGCAGCTTGACTGAAACGTTCCGGGGATCGTCCGTTCCCAACGTGCTGACGCGAATCCAGCGCATGGAGTATCCAGGCTCAGGAGTGACTTCAGGCAACAGTTGAGGGGGCATCCAGCGCTTGGGCCGTTCAGCCTTGGCGCGGGAATCGTTCTCACGGGGTGTACGTTGATCAGCCATTTTGTTTCCTCATCTCATCAGCAACCGAACGAGCATAGACTTCCAAAGGAACTCCAAGCCGCTTGGCGAGTTGAACTTGTGTTTGCGTCAGCACGATTTTCTTGGGCGCTGTGCTGCGGGTTGCGGGGGTCACCACTTGCGACTTCTTTACCGGCTTGTCTGAGGTAAAAGCATCAGGGAAAAGCTGGCGTACACGGGAATTGATCTTCTCGTAGTACTCGTCACTGGTTGTGCTTACTCCACTCTCCACAAGTTTGCGATGAACAGTCAGGGCAACTGCCGTCATTTCATCGTCGCTACCAAACCACGGATTGGAATCTCTCCACGCAAGTGCTTTGGAATCGACTTGAGGCTCTGCCCGTGGAGCGGGTTGTACCACAGATGTTTCAGGTTTTGCAACTGCTGGTCTGAAATTGTTTACCCGCTCCGCCTTAATTTTGGCAGCGGTCAACTCTTCCTGAGCAGCAACAAGTGCATCTGAATCACCAGATTCATATGCTTGCTTGTATTTAGCCTTTGCCTGTTCTACCTCGTTGGCAACAACCTTCTTGGCTTGCTCCAGCAAAGCCTGCTGCCCCTGGCCCAAACTGCCTTGGAGTTTCTTGTTCTCCTCGACAAGGTTTTGTGCCAGCCGGATTGCTTCCTCGCGCTCACGCAAGGCCGCTTCTTTTGCGCGGCGCTCCTCGTGATAGCCCTTGGAAAAGTGCTGGATGCGCTTCTTGACGCCTTCTGAGTACTGCGAAAGCTCGTCATCCGTCACTTCCGCAGGCGCTTCCTTCATGGGCTTGCGGTCACGGTCTGCTTCAGGCGTGTCGTCTACGACTTCAATCTCGCCCTCGACTTCGTACTCAACCTTGTCTTCAACAGGCTTTTCCTTTTCGATCTCGTCTGGGAACTTGAATTCCGACATGAATTACTCCTTAGCTTGCCAACTTTGACTTCAACTCGTAGCCCAGCAGCGGCCAGAGTTTCTGTTTAGCGTTTTCGCGGGCAACCTTGCGACCGATCTCTGCGTCGAAGTTTTCCGGGCTGGCGCAGGCCGACTCGCCGGTTACCGTGAAGCCGTTGCGCAGAATTAACACACAGAACG